TTCCATAGTAATAGTCATTAGTTCATCTTTCATATCTTCCAGCCGTTCACATCAGGTTTTTCATTGTTTCCAAATGTATTTAGCGGTTTGTCTGGAATAGGATCATCGTTCATGAGATTCTGCTCCTCAACATCATAAAGCCTCATCTTAGCACGATCGATACCGATAAGGAACCGCTTGTAGCTGGTAGGATCGTTGTAACGATTCTTCAGCTGCTTGACCATTATTTGTCCGGCTTGTTCGAGTTCCTCTGTAGATATAAGTGCAAACATGAGGTCGGCAGTTGCAGGGAGACCAAACGATTCTGATGTGTCTTCAAGGCCAACATCAGAGTTGGAATAACCGGACCTGGTCGTCTGGGTTGCCGATACAATAGGTACATCGAATTCCACAGCGAGTCCCCGTATTTCTTCAGCAATGGCTTTAATATAGTTGTAGCTGTTGATTGCACCACCCATTCCTTTCATTCGTGAACTGGCACATATATTTAGGTAATCTATGAAAATTACATCAGGAACAAACTGCTTTTTTAGTTTTAATTCATTAAGTAACCCACGGAAGTGAGATGCATTTGCCTGACCTGTTGGATATTCCTTAATGATTAATCGTCCAGTTGTCTTACGAGAAATGTCTGCAACCTTGGTTGTGAACATATCCTTAGACATTTTGTCCAATTGATCGATAGGCACATTTAATAAGTTAGCATCAATCCGTTCTGCAATCCTTTCCTCTGCCATCTCCATGGTGATATAGAGAACATTAGAACCTTGTGTTAAAGAAGCAGCAGCCATATGACACATGAACAAAGATTTGCCCACACCAGTACCTGCAAGAGCAATATTAAGCGTTTTAGACGGCAAACCTCCTTTCGTAATTTTGTTGAAGTAGTCAAGGTCGAAAGGTAATCTTTCCTCCTCAGTGTGGTAAAACTCATATCGTTCCTCAACATTCTCAATATAGTCGTGACCTACATTGGTATCAAAGGCAACACCCAATGCCTTGGTCAATAGATCTGGCAATGCTCCCTTGGTTAAGGATTCATGTTTACCATCAATGATGGAAATTGATTCCATAATGGCAAGATAGATTGCTCTATCCTGGCACCATTTCTCTGTGGTGTCAAGCAACCATTGCTCATCTACTTTTTCTGTTGAGAAAAGATTTGGTAGAATATCCATTGCAATGATATATTGTTCACCTGATAACTTATCACTTTTATCCAACTCTACCTTAAATGATTCGGCCGTTGGCAATTTATTATACTTGGCTACAAACTTGCCAACCTCTTTGAATAGGACACGATACACACCCTCAAAATAATCTGGTTTGACAAAAGGTAGAATCTTTCGCATGTATTTTTCATCAGTCAAAAGATTCCGTAAAATTGTTTGCTCAAGATTAGCCTGCATTATCTTCCTTATCGTGTAATTTCACATAACCCTCATCAATACCTTTGACAATAATGGATTCCAAAACTTTACCTGCATGCTCTTGTAAAGCCGTGTTCTCTACATCAAGTTCTGAATCAGGTGACGATTTAATCTCAAAATTAAATGTCAAGGCATCCTGTACCTCATTGAAACCTACAGCTCCATACTGAATTGAGGTTTCAACAAATTCACCATTTAGGAATCGAACTGCCCATGCATCTTCGCCTTCAGCCGGAATAAGAACAAAGTCCTCATTCTCGGTTAATAAATCATCCTTCTTCAACTGCAGGTACCTCTGCTAGAATTGAAAAACGACGTTCGATGGTAGTTTTAAAATCAGTTTCATTTAGGATTGGTTCCCAGAATTCTGCTTTAAGAGTATCCCGTTCTCTAACCCTCGGTTCGACCAATTCGCCAGTATCCCGATCGACACGACAATACCAGCCGTTACTAGGCTTAGCAACGTAGCCACTATCAAGAGCAACGTCAAGCAAACCACTCCAACGCTGAACGCCACCTTCCCAACTAACTGAAATAGGAATTTTAGATTTTTCTTTAACAAATCGTGATTTCTCCACGTTAATCACAAAGTGATAACCTTTGATTTCTGTTCCAACTTTATCTTGTTGACGACCAATAATCCAAATATTGTCGGCAGAATAATAGACACCAGTACCACCAGATACAATATCCTTAGGGAACAGACCTTGTTCCTTATATGTATGGTTTATTGCCAAACAAGGAATATCCTTCATGGTCAAATATGGTGTGGACATACGGAATAATGATTTCAATTGTTTGGCCCGAGACATATCGGCAACCGATTTCTCATTCATTGCATCTTCGAGTTCTTTCTTTGAAGCAATATTACCAATAGAATCAATAATAATAATGACTTTGTCATTCTTGTCAATATTTTCCAACTGGTTAATGAGATCAAATTTAAGTTCTTCAATATTCACAACTGGTGTATGGAGAACTCTTTCCAGATCAATACCAAATGTTCTGAAATACGATTGTGGTGAACCAAACTCTGAATCATAGAAAAGCAGAACCGCATCTTGATATTTATCCAGATAGGCCGCTGCCATTAATAGAGCAAATGATGTTTTAAAGTGTTTGGATGGACCAGCAAGAACTGTAAGGCCTGGTGTTAACCCGCCATCAATCTTACCTGATAATGCCACATTGATCATTGGGACAGACGTGGTAATCATATCTTTTTCATTAAAGAATTTGGATTCGGAGAGTATTGATGTCTCTTTAATCCGTGAATTCTTTTTAAGTTTATCCATTATAGACATAATGTATCCTTATGCAACAAAAAATTCGTTTAAGTTTGAGTTTTGAGATAAAGTTTGGTTCTTTTTCTCTACGGTTTTATATAAAGCATTTTCCAAATTCTTACTAAAAATATCTTTATTTAAAACTTTATAGGCAGAATCTGCCAGTGCTTGTCTATCCTCAATAGACATATTTGAATAATCATTAAATATATCAATAGAATCACGGGCCTTACCGTACACTTGGATATACTTCTGATATTCAGGTTCAACCATTTCTCTTGCTGGATGATCACCCTTGTAACCTTTCAGTATAAGTGGTACTCCATGAGCCAAAGCTTCTAGTGATGTTATAGTGAATGAATCATAACTGGCCAGACCAACAAACGCTGCGGTTGATTTTGCCATACTATTAAGTATTTCAGAATGATCAACATCAAAGTTTGTATTCCTAGGAGAAGCCTTATATTTTTCAAGGTTTTCCTTTACATAATCACTTAGTTTACCACCAACATAATTGACGGTAGTGAACACTTCTGATTCAATTTCAGTATTTTCAAAAACTTTATGGATTAAGAATGTATCTTTTTCTTTATTGGCAGCAGAAACGTGTCGGATTTTTCCGTCGGCGGGTACAACCTTAATTGGTTTTTCTATATAGGACGGATGTAAGACATGATCTACGGAAATATTCCTTTCAAAATCCCATCCTTTTCTTTCTCTGTTATAATAGATAAAAAATCTATTTGCATGGTACTTTGAGGTACATGCAATGGAATGACCATGTTTGACAAATTCAGACAATAAATGGCCGCTTGTCAAGTCAGAGAAAAATCCAGGTACTGCATGGGAATAATAAAGGATTGGTATATCCAATGCCAATAGTTTTCTATATACACTGGTAACAAATGCTATGTTGGATAAAATTACATCCGGAGCAAAGTTATTAATTGAGTTTAGTATCTTCTGATGTATCTGCTGGTTATTTCTAGCATCAACTGGCTCAGAACCATACTGGTCAATGCCGTCTAGGTGTTCGTGTAAATCCCCAAACGGCACAAACATTCTAACATCATGCCCAAGCTCTTTTAAAACGTGAAACTGTTTCAACATGGCCTCATCAACACCCGATACTCTCTTGTTAAAGTATACTGCGTGTTTAAATGCATAGGGCAGAATATAGATTTTCATATTAGGTTTGCATCCTGTAGATAACTACTTTATGCTCCTCAGTAATCTCACCACGTTCAATTTTGGCATCTAGTACCTCCTTTGACCATACTCGATAATGCTTTCCATCTGGTTTGGTAACATGATAGGATTGATTAGCATTAAGAGGTTGGTTTCTTTTGGGCATACTGTTCTCCTTAAAAAGAATATTATATCACATCTACATGTTCTTGTAAACAAATTCCAATGCACGGTCTGCTTCTGTGTCCAATGGGCGGTTGGAATACCAGTTACCGGTCTCTTGATCTAGTTGACGGCACAATTGAGAAATCTCTGCTGCGGTTATGGGATACTCTTTTTTGATGGCATTAGATGCAACAGCAACCATAATCTGATACATCTTATGATACCATCCGGTATTTGAAATGGACCGATATTCGGCCTCAAGTCTTCTAGGAAAAAATGGACAGTCTTTATATGATGTCCAATGATAGCCTGTATTCTCTAATTTTGACCTACGGTGTTCTATAATCTGTCTTTGCATCTCTTCTGGTAGACGATCTATGAAATTACCAGAGTGATTCTTTTCCGCATAGGGATATAGTTTCATCAAGGCATACGGATCAATAGGTTGTACGCCACCACCAGTAAAAATAAAGTTGTCAGCACCGAGATATTGACCAGGGATATAATACATTCTCGATAGGTCTTTAGTTTGGCGATCTCCAATGTTTCCAAGTTTTGACTGGAGTGCAAACCAGAATGCTCTGATATTTTCCTTTCCAACTCTTGTTCTAAGTGGAAAAACAAGCCTAAATTTTGGCGCACTGCTCCTACTACTTGCAGTAGAATAACACACGTAGTTCCAATCACCAACCATCCCATCAAGCTCACTTTTTAGATCTCCTTTAAACTCATGATCGTCAACATCAACGGCGCACCATCCACCCCACTCGGTTACGTTTTTATTTGCCCGAGTGGTATCTGATTGATAGACTGCCGGAGAGATCAACTGTGCTGCTTTTTTATCTTTTCGCTCTATTTTAGAGAGGTTGTATAACAATTCTTCAAACTTGTCCCACGAATCGAAGTCCATACGCTTATGGGTTTTATTGTCGAACAGTGATTTGAATATTGTTAATGAATAGTTCATATAACCTTTCTAAAGTATTCGATTGTCTTTTTCAACCCTTCCCTGAGTTCAATAGTTGGTTCCCAACCAAATTTTTCTTTTGCCAATGTAATATCTGGCCTACGTTGTTTTGGATCATCCTGTGGCAATGATTCATGGATAATTCGAGACCTAGAACCAGTTAGATCAATTATGTGTTTTGCCAATTCAAGCATAGTAAATTCACCAGGGTTGCCAAGATTTACTGGACCTGCAAATCCATATGCAGTGTTATTCATCATACCTATGAATCCATTAATCAGGTCATCCACATAGCAAAATGACCGAGTTTGTAAACCATCACCATATACAGTAATGTTTTTATCAAGTAATGCCTGAACAATAAAGTTAGACACAACACGACCATCACTTGGATTCATATTCGGACCATAAGTATTGAAGATCCGAACTACCTTAATAGGCATATTATATTGTGTTTTGTAGTCAAAGAAAAGTGTTTCCGCACATCTTTTTCCTTCATCATAACAGGATCGTGGACCGATTGGGTTTACATTACCCCAGTATGATTCTGGTTGTGGATGGACTTCTGGATCACCGTAAACTTCTGACGTTGATGCCTGAAAAATCTTGGCGCCAGTTCGTTTTGCCAGACCGAGCATATTAATAGCACCCATCACATTGACCTTTGTGGTTTGAATTGGATCTGCCTGGTAATGAACTGGCGATGCAGGGCATGCCAAATTATATATCTCATCTACCTCAAGATACATAGGAAAACAGACATCATGTCGCATCATTTCAAAATTATCATAATCCCTAAGATGCTTAATATTTCTTTTGGATCCAGTGAAATAGTTATCCAAGGAAATAACCTCGTGTCCCATTTCAAGTAATCGTTCACAAAGATGAGAGCCGAGGAATCCAGCACCACCTGTAACCAAAATCTTAGACATTTCCGATATTATCCTCTTCGCCTTCGTCGATCCATCTTAGTAGATCATTATTACCACCCTCGCCGTATTCGGCCTCGGGATACCAAGTGGATTTATTATTCCGTTTTAGTTTATCCAAATTTAGACCAAGGCGTGGTTGGCCAATAGCCTCACCAAATGCCTTAACATCTTCTAGGTTTCTGAACCGAACCTTAACCATAAACGGTGCCTCAGCATCTGGTTGTTCAAATTCAGGCATTCCATCCCACTCGTATGGATCTTCATACTCTTCTTGTCCTGATAGGATAAAAAGATCATTAGAGCTTGACATATTCTTCCGTCTCCGTATTATACAGTTTTAAGCCATATTCATTAGGTCCTTTGGGAATATTTAGACCTTCTTTCTTTTCCAGTTTATGTTTAAAAACATGGTAATCAACATGATGATGCCAGCGGCCCCATTTCTGAGTAATCTGAACTACATCTGAGTGTTGGTCATGTAATGATTTAGCAAATTCGTAACGATTGTCAAATTTTTCTGCATTACCAACATTATAAACCTCTTCGGTATTACCACCTTTCATTGTATGTGTTGCTGCTTTACCGCAGAGCACAAAATTAAATAGCATTGTACACCAGCCTTCTTTAAGAATACGAAGCGATAGATCCGTATCCTCATTGTACTTGCCACGCCAACGTAAACCAACTTCGTTATTATTTAAGATACAAGAATAAATCCTGGTATTAACATAATATGGCGGCCGCTTGACAGAATAAGGAGCAAAGAAATGATAGTTTAGTCCAGACTGACCGACATTTTTATAACGATCTGTGAAGTCCTCGGCCGCACGGATTAGTGTACCACTCGAAACTTTCAGTTTCTTGTTTTTGTGTAGCCGATAGAAGTGGCGAATATTATCATCCATAATCCAGTGACGAGCATGGCCTTCTTTGATTGAATGTTCCCACACCCAGTTACGGACTGGAATAGAACCACCAATTAATCCACTGTGCGGATCTACATGAGCCCATGCTGGATTTTCGCGAAAGCCTTGCGGTAAGACCAGAATCTTTTTAGGATCAATCACGGCAGCATACTGATCATATTCTGATTCTTCAATCACAATGCGATAAGGAACACGAAGTTCCTCTAGTGTCCTGGAAGTTTGCCGAGAGTCTGCACGACCTTTCGAGATAATATAGATTGGATATTTAGGATTCATAAACACTTTCCATAACGATTGACACTATTATACCATATTTGTTATGATTTGTAAACCCCTTAGACATTTAAATTACTCCATTTCTTTAATTTTTCTCGTTTGGCAGCAATGTGTGGTTCTATTGCATTGAGATCAATTAGACCATACTCATGCATGAGACGAATCATACATTGTAGATCTCCAATCTCTTTCTCTAATGCTTCTACTTCAGCAAAGGTTTCTGATCCGAAACGAATAAGTTTAGAGCATTCAATTGAAACCTCTGCACATTCTTCCATGGCAATTACTAATAATTCATCACGTTCTTTCATTTTCATGCAAAAAAGTCCTCTAATGTTTGTCTGTCCTCAACTTCCCAACCTACGGCATCAAGGATATTTTTTAGTGGTTCTATAAAGGTTTTCTCAAACTGTTTATCATAGTCGATATACTTATTTAGTCCTGATTCGTCTGGAAGATGATCTACAAATGAGATAACATTTTCCTGAATATGATTTGGCATTTTTAGGTAACAAAACTTAATCTTGTCACCATTACGGATTGCCTCATACTTACCAAGTAGTTTATATTCCTTAATCCACTTATTATGTAGTAGGGAACCACGCACATGGATTGGAGTGC